CACCATCAGGTGGACCTGACGCAGTACGGAAACGGAGTCGTTCGCAAGATCATTGCGCTGCTTAACCGGGTCGATGCTGACCTGATGGCGCAGTTGCAGGCGGCAATCGAGCGCCTGGGGCCTGAGGCGTTCACGGTTGAGCGGCTGGACCAGTTGCTTTACTCGGTTCGGGTGCTGAACGCCCAGGCCTACGCTGCTGCGTCTGAGGAACTGGCGGCAGAGTTGCAGCGGTTCACGGCAGAAGAGTCGGACTACTACCTGAGCCTCTGGCGCCAACTGCTGCCGATGGAGATCAACGTGGCGAGCATCACGACCAGCCAGGTCTACGCCGCTGCGATGTCCAGGCCGTTCCAGGGTAGGCTGCTGCGAGAGTGGGCGGCGAGTATTGAGGCTGACCGGATGGTGAAGATCCGGGACACCATTCGCATGGGGTTCGTGGAGGGGCAGACTATCCCCCAAATGGTGCAGAAGATCCGCGGCACCAGGGCGTTGAAGTACACGGATGGGATCTTGGAAATCCACCGCAGGCACGCCGAGGCGGTGGCAAGGACAGCAGTTCAACACGTAGCTGCGACGGCCCGGCAGAGCTTCTTCGAGGCCAACAGCGACGTGATCAAGGCCATTCGGTGGTCTGCCACGCTGGACAGTCGGACATCGGAGACGTGCAGGCTGCGGGACGGCAAGGAGTACAACGCGGTCACCTACAAGCCTATCGGGCACTCTCTGCCCTGGCTGGGTGGTCCGGGTAAGGCGCATTGGGGCTGTCGATCTGCAGCCGCTCCTGTGCTCAAGGACTGGGACGAGTTGGGTCTAGGGGGCGGCGGAACCCGGGCGAGCATGGACGGCCAGGTTCCAGCTGACACGACCTATGGCGAGTGGCTGAGAAAGCAGTCGGCCGCACGCCAGGACGAGATTCTTGGCCCCGCCAGGGCTGCGCTGTACCGCAAGGGTGGGCTGGAGATCGAGCAGTTCGCCAACGAGAAAGGCCGCTGGCTGACGCTCAAGGAGCTGCAGGAGCGGCACGCTTCCGCTTTCCGCCGCGCCGGACTATGATCCGCGCGTGCGAAAACTTCACCTCGTTCAACCGTCTGAGCCACCCAAGAAGGCCCCCGCCAAGCGGGCGACAGCGCCCAAGCCTGCGGCGATGGTGGAGTGTCCTCGCTGCCACGGGCGCGAGGTGACGGAGACGGTGATAGGCGCCAGCCTTAAGGGCGGCAAGTTGATCGGCGGAACGCGCGCTTTAGTGTGTGTGGCCTGCCTGCTCAAAGGTGAGCGCGTGGCACTCGGCTGACAAACACAAGGCTCGCTTCGGCGGGCCTTTTTCATTTCCGGCCGCCCCTGGCAACAGCGGGCGGCTTTTTTGTGCCCGGAACCTGGATGGGGGAGGGCGAACCGCGGCGGATGCCGCACCGCACCGCTGGGCGGATGCCCGAAGGAAACAGCAACCATGCCATTCAAGTTCGACGCGAACGGAAACATCGCCCTCCAAGAAATCAACGGCCAGAAGCTGCCCGTGTTCGTCCACCCGGACGGCAAGGAAGCCCCCCTGGACGGTGATAGCACGATTGCCACGATCTCTCGCCTCAACGGCGAGGCCAAGAGCCACCGAGAGGCCAAGGAAGCCGCAGAGGCTGCCCTTAAGCCCTTCAAGGATGCAGGCATCAGCGACCCCGCCGCTGCCGCCAAGGCATTGGCAACGGTCAAGAACCTGGACGACAAAAAGCTGGTGGATGCCGGTGATGTCGAGCGGGTGAAGTCCGAGGCGATCAAGGCAACGGAGGAGAAGTACGCCCCATTCGTCAAGAAGTCGGAGACCCTGGAAGCCCAACTGAATCAGCACCTCATCGGCGGCGCCTTCGCAAGCTCGAAGTTCATCGCCGAGAAGTTTGCTGCCGAAGGGCCCGCAGGGGTGGAGATCGCGCGAGCGCTCTTCAGCAACCGACTGAAGGTCGAAGACGGCAAGGTCGTTGGCTACGACGCGAACGGGAACAAGTTGTTCTCTCGCGCTCGTCCTGGCGAACTGGCCGATCCGGAAGAAGCGATTGAACTGCTGGTCGATGCCTACCCGCACAAGGCTTCCATCCTCAAGGGGACGGGCTCGTCGGGCAGCGGCGCGAGCGGCGGTGGCGCGGCAGGCGCTGGCGGAAAGAAGACCTTCACTCGTGCCCAGTTCGAGGCGCTGGCCCCCGGCGATCAAGCCGCGGCAGCCAAGGACATGCGCGATGGGAAGGCAGTCCTCACGGACTAAGTTACCCCCTCCCCAAAGACCCAGAGCCCGCCTTGAGCGGGCTTTCTCATTTCTGAAAGGCCCATCATGTCAAACACTCTGACGCGCATGGTCCCTGACCTCTACGAGGCCATGGACGTCGTCTCCCGCGAACTGGTCGGGCTGATCCCGGCCGTCACCTTGGACGCCCGGTCTTCCCGAGCTGCGGTAAACCAGGAAGTCGTGATCCACATGGCTCCTGCTGCGGCCGCCTCGGACATCACGCCCGGCGTGACCGCCCCCAACGATGGTGACCAGACCATCGGCAACACCACGCTGAAGATCACCAAGGCGCGCGCGGTGCCGTTCCGGTGGAACGGCGAGGAGCAACTGGGCGTCAACTCTGGCCCCGGCTACTCCCGCATTCGTCTGGACCAGATGATGCAGGCCATGCGCACCCTCACCAATGAGGTTGAGTCCGACCTGGCTGGCTTGCACTCCACGTTCTCCCGCGCCTTCGGCACGGCTGGCACCACACCCTTCGCCTCGGACCTGGAGGACTCAGCGCAGGTGCGCAAGATCTTGAAGGACAACGGCGCTCCCGAGGGGGACAACCATCTGGTGATCGACACGACCGCGGGTGTGAAGTTGCTCAAGATGGCACAACTGACCAAGTCCAACGAGGCTGGCACGAGCGACCTGCGTTCGCAGGGCATCCTGCTGCCCCTGCATGGCATGTCTCTGCGCGAGTCGGCCCAGATCAAGACCTTCACCAAGGGCACGGGCGCCAGCGCGACGACCAACAACGCCGGTTACGCCATTGGCGCGACCACGATCACTCTGGCCTCCGCTGGCACGGGAACGATCCTGGCGGGCGACGTGATCACCTTCGCAGGGGATACGAACAAGTACGTGGTTGAGTCGGGCGACGCCGACGTGTCTGGGGGCGGCACCATCACGCTCGCCGCCCCTGGCCTGCGTCAAGCCATTGCCGCATCGGCCACCGCCATCACCGTGGTCAATACGTCGGCGCGCAACATGGCGTTCCACCGCTCTGCGCTGGTTCTGGCCGCCCGCGCTCCGGCGATTCCGGAAGAGGGCGACATGGCCGACGACCGAATGTTGATCACCGATCCGCGCTCTGGTCTGACCTTCGAGGTGAGCATGTACAAGCAATACCGCCAAGTGCGTTATGAGCTTGCGCTCGCCTGGGGTGTCAAGAACATCAAGCCTGCCCACACGGCTCTGCTGCTGGGCTGATGGAAGCCGCCCGGGGCTTCGGCCTCGGGCTGTTCTGACACCGACGAGGAAACACCATGACGGAAACCATCAAGGTCAAGCCCTGGGGCGCTGGACAGGGCGACCACGTCCTAATCAACAAGGACGACTTCGACGCCGAGAAGCACGAGCACTTCGAGGCCGCAGACAGCGTCAGCGCTGACGCGAACGGTGACGGCAAGTTGACCGTCCCCGAACTGCGAGCCGCCCTGACCGCGAAGCAGATCCCCTTCCCCGAGGGCGCAAAGAAGGCCGAACTCAAGGCCCTCCTGGACGCCGCCCAGTAACCGCTCTCCCACCTCAAGCACGCAAGGCCCGCATCACGCGGGCTTTTTCGTTTCTGGGAAGGACAAACAGTGACCACTACCGTTCGCGCCGGAGACCCGGCCTATACCTACTTGCTCGCTGATGGGCAGGTTCTGACAGTATCGGCGGGCACCGGCTCGACTGGCGTTGTCTACGTCTACCCAGCCACCGCGGGCGCTCAGTCCACGCGGACGGAAAACGTCGCATCTGGCGTCACCCGGCAGTTTGGCCCCTATGTGGGGACTGTGCGCCTTGGCGTGACTTGTACCGCTGGGTCTGTGGAGTCCAGCCTGTCGGTCTTCTCTGCCGCGAACCCGTCAGCCTCACCTGATGGCACTCGCGAGATCACCGCGGCCGAGGTTGCTTCGGGATCGCAGGATGTCGCGCTTGAGGACGATCCCGTTGCCCGGCGCCTGCCGTTCAGTGGCTCGATTGTGCGAGGTCGTCAAGTGCTGTTCCGCGGCATCCCGAACAGCCAGACAGAGGCGGCCGGGGACTTCAACTACACGGCCATGCAGGAAATCCTGACGGCCTTCGAGCAGACCGGCTGCTGCATCGAGTTCGACAAGCCTTACTTCTTCAACCGCGGCAACTTCGTCGCGAAGGGTCATGTAATCCTGCAGGGTCGGGGCCTTACGACACCTATCATCTGGAAGCCCAAGACCGGCTACACCAATACGCCGTTCATGGTCTGGTCTCGGCCTTCGGCCATCGCCGCCCTCACGAACGAAGAAGGGCAATTGGTGGGCTGCGGCGTGCGGAACATCCGCCTTGTTGGCGACCGCACTTCGCGCGCCAACGGCTTCTGGTTCATCGGCGTCGATAATCCCATCCTCGATGGCGAGGTGTACGGCGTGAAGGGCTACGCCTGGAAACTCAGCAACTGCCGCGAAGGCACGTCGATCAACTGCTTCGCACGGTACTGCGGCTACTACGATCTGGCGAACTCGGCAAACAACGTCCCGGCAATCAGCATGGACGTGCAAAGCGCCGCTTGGGACACGACGAACCTGATGGGTATGGGCTCCATCAAGTCGTACTACAACTTTGGCCCGGAAATCTACCTGGAGGGCGCCTACTCCAACTTCATCGGCGGCGCTGACATCGGTGTCCACCAGATTGGGCGCGGCGACGGGGACTTTGAGACCAATTTCGTTGCTGCATTCCCGACCTACAACGGCGCGGCTGCAGCCAAGGGCTGGGATGCCAACGGCAACCCGCTGAACGAATACGCGGCCATGCACGTCTACCCTGGTGGTGGCGCGGTTGCCGCGGTGACGACCAGCCACATCTGGCAGGACAGCATCGTACTGTGCTACCCCATCCACCTGAAGAAGAATGCGGCCTCCGGACGCGCATCCGAGCGTAATCGGCTGGGTGTCGGGCGGGTGATCGGCGGTGGGCGTCTCTACTGTGTGTTCGTGGAAGGCGCAGGCAGCGTGTCCATTGAGAACCTGGAGATGACATCGGCCCAGCCGTGGGCGGCGAACGTGTCGGTAGACGCCAGCACGGA